ACGAAGTTCATCCATGTATCCATTAAAAGCAGTTCCAGCAGCAGAACCGCGATCACCAACATATAAAGGCTGAGTATTTGCATAAATAGATGATGTACTTATATTATGCGTACTGCCTTGTTGAGTTCCATTTGCATAAAATTTTAAATCAGCACCACTTCTAACAAGAGCCAAATAAACCCAAGTATTTGTAGTAGGCGTGTATCCAAATCCTGCATCAACAGCATTTGAGCCTGTTGTGCTATATGTAAACGCCATTTTTAAAGTTGGATCAAAATAAAAGAACCACCCTCTATTTGGAGCATTTGCCCAAGTCCCTAATAGATTTTGGGCGCTTCCTGTTGTTGTAAAGTAAAACCATCCATCAATTGTAAAGTCGCTAGTTCCAAGATTTTGAAACGCACTTGCTGGAGAAATTAACCAATCGCCAGTACCATCAAACGACATCGACGTAGTACCAAACTTAGCCTGTGTCGTGCTTACCTGTGCATTGCCGGCTGTAATTAAATCATTTTTAGAAGAAGCGTCATATATTCCAGAATTTGTAAAATTTAATAAAAATGAAAGAGAACCAGCAGTTAATGATTCTGAATTTGTTGTTGGTGAAGTTGGTGGAGTAAATATTGTTGTTCCGGTTGTTGTGCTTGACGTAGAAAATAATGTTGGTATTCCACCTTTTACCATTCTAAAACAAGAAAGATTCATTCCTAACTGATTTTGCCCAGTTGCGGTTCCGTTTCTACCAAGCCACGGTACTCCACCACTTGCTATAGTTCCAGAAGCAGTTATAACCGTACTCAAAACTCCATTAGTAAACGCTCTCCATGTATTTCCAACGCGAGTAAATGCAATGTGATTCCAAGATGATTTTTTTACTCCAGACGTACTTAATGTACTTACAATCCAAGTTGTTGTTGTGCCAGCGGCAAAAATGCACTCAGGGAAAGCAGGACTTACTGCTGATCCTGAATAAATAGCTAAAGGATAATCTTGACCATCTCTGTTATATACAGCTCCATAATTTTGAGCAGATATTGGGTAATACCAAAAATCAATACTAAAATCACCAGAACCAAAATCATACGCAGCTTGGTCAGTAAGGCTTAAATAATCCCCACTCCCATCAAAATACCCACTACCACCTACTGTCGTAGTATCGTATGCAGCAGTAGGAGCAAATGGAGAGAAGGCTTGGACGGATGGTGTGCCGCCTACAGTTACAGTCTTAGCTAAAACTTGCGTATTTGTATCAATAAAACGATTACTTTGTGAAGTTAATAGTTTTGTATTAGTAACATCTGTAAGTGGTATAGTGCTTGGCGTAAAGTTTGAAGTGTAAACAGCCGTACCATTAACTATCCGAGCATTTGATATATAACCAACCCAATACTGCCCCGCATAATTTCCAGAACGACCAACAGAAACAACAGAAGAAAGATTTCTAAATGTTCCAGAAATTGATTGCGGAGTTCCAACAGAAGTACCGTTTACATATAAACTTAATGTTCCAGCATTATTTACAGCAGCGACATGAATCCATGTATTTCGTGTAACTGCTGTCGGCGCGCTTACTGTATAAGCTGTCGGCGTTGAGCTTGACCAAACAGCTCTAAGTTCGTTAGATGCGCCTAATCCAATAAGAAAATTAACATCACCAGCAGAAGTCTGAGAACCCATAATGTTCTGAACCCCGCTGCCTCCTGTGCTATATACCCAAGCCTCCATCGTCCAGCTTGTGCCACTAGCTAAATCTAAATCTGTTGAATCAGGGACACTTATCCAACTACTTCCATCAAAATAGTTAGACCACCCCGTCTGACTAAACGGCGTAAATGTTCCCTGCGTAGTATTACCGTTTCTAGTAATCGTAAAGTTATTGCTAGACGAGTCTAAGAACGTATTATTCTGTGCTCCGTTAGTGCTGCTAGTGTTTAATAGCAGCGTGACACGGTTAAAGAATTCATCCGCAGCAGCAGCCGCAGACGAAACAGCACCTAACAGCATTGACATAATTCCACTCATGTCAGCCTCTTACGTTACGTTGCCAGTTACAACACAAACTGTGCCACTAATAAACAAAATAGTAGCTACACCCCTAGTTGCTAACGTCATTGTCGCCTTATCGGTATTTGTTCCAGCAATGTACGCTGTAGTAATCGAGCAAGTAATCGTGATATTGCCAGACGTATTGTTGAAGATAGAGACAATATCGCCAGCAGCAAATGTTGCGTCAGGGATAGTGATTGATCCGCTAGTACCAACACCAACAAACTCACCAATGTCAGTTGTTGCAAGCGAATATGAACTTGTCTTGTCCGATCCTGATTGTGGGATATTCCTATAGCCTAACGTAGAGGCATCAGGAGGCAAGGTATATGTATTAGTCGCAGCAATAGCAGGAGCGTTTAACGTAGCTGAACCTGACGTAGAGCCAGCTAGTTTCAGACGAGTTGAGTTAAACGTCTGATCCGCAGTAAATGTAGTCGCAGTACCCGGAGCCACATAATCCGTACCTGCACTAGCATTAGCCAAAGCACCACCACTATTAGCTTTCAATAATGCAGTTCCACTAGGAGGAGCTAGATAGTCCGTTCCAGCAGTCGCAGCACTAAACGCTGACGTTCCATTACCTTTAACGATACCTGTTAGCGTACTAACTCCTGTACCACCATCAGCCACAGCTAAGTCAGTAATGCCAGTAATCGTTCCACCGCTAATAGTTGCGCTAGTAATTGCTAATGAAGCAACCGTATTACCTGACTGTATTTTGTCTGTGTTTAGGTTCGTGAAGTTATCATCAACCTCTGTAAAACTTAGTGCCGAACCTTTACCAGCACGAGTGACAATTGTTGACATAATTTACCTTACGCTAAAGTGACTGATAAATTACCAGCAGTTATCTTAAATATATCGCCATTTGCAATTACTTTACTGGTATCCAACGCTGTGTGATAAAGCAGATTACCGCCAGTTACCGCATCACGAATACCAACAAAAGCAACAGTTCCCCAATCAGCCGTACATTGTGGATACTCGATAGCCGCACTATTCGTTGATGCACCGTTACTAGGAGCACCCATCGTAATAGCCTGACGAGCATACGATCCACCAGATACCTCTGTGCCTGTATCTGCATCAGTAGGATCAGACGTATATAAAGCTAAGAAAGTCGTAGTCGGTGCGGTATAAGTCGTACCACGCAGAGTTCCGTTAATTAGCGCATCTTCTAGGTAGTTACTCATTTCTGCCATGATTTACCTCACTGACATTGACATAGGTTGACCGCCATATTCACTACTCTGGTCAGCCACATTGATTGTTGAAATAGCACGATCATACAAAGCACCCCAAGTCTGGAGTCTTGCATCGTTCATTAGGTACGGTTCAGCTTCCCCCAATGCAGCATAAAGCAGAGCATCAGGATAGTTAGCTAAAAATACATTCGATGGATTAGTGGAGCTTAGGACTGGAGGCTTATAGTAGTACAGCATTTGTGCGCTATAAGCAGTATCAGGAATAGGAGCGAATTGAATCTCTGACGATAAAATCGTATAGTTCAATGGCTTACCTGAATCCGTTGTCCTAGCTATTGCAAAAAAAGCATTAGGAGACAAATACGTTATTGGGCTAGCAGGAGTAGTGCGTAAATGTACATCACGCATCTCTAGGAAGTCGTTAGGAAGCCCGATAGTCTCTGTACCTGCTACGGTATCAGCACGAGCTACAACGAGCATCTTGCGGGTTCTAAGCTCCCTAGAGAGCCTAGCTTCAGCCAGAGATATAAAGTCTGGAATCTGGTCTGTTAGGTCACTACGAGCTAGATAGTTTGCTATCGTAGTCTTTAAATCCGTATAGCTCGTAAATGCCATAACTATTTCCCTGAGTTGTGTCTCTCCACAGCCCCATCTTCTACATCATCCCATCGGTATTCATACGTTCCAATGTGACCTATATGCATAGACAGACTGTGATCTACATACGTCTGGAATCCGTTATCTAAAGCCTTGACGCAGAAATGTACATCTTCGCCAATAATGCCCTTAGAACCCCAGCCTACGTCATACCACGGCTTTTTAGTAGCCTCGAATACATCTTTGTGAATCATTACAACACCACCACCTACAGCCGTACAAGCCTCAATACCTTCTTTACCTTTAGAGTCTATTTTATGCCAAGCATGATTAATAATCTTGCCATTTTCATCTTTTTCTATCTCTAAATTCAATGCTGTAGGTAACGTAGGCTTGCGTCTAGTTACTGCATTAACTCCGACAATAGGTACATTCCTGCTTAACAATATCTCTATCGTATCGCTAGGGAACCGCATATCTGAATCAATGAACAGAATGTAGTCACAACCATCTTTTAACGCAGCTTCAACCAGCTTTTCTCTCTGGTCAAATATCAACGTACCAGCCATTGTGTATAACTTTAAGCCGTGTTCATTAGAACCACACCGAAACTTGCTATCTCGTCCTACCATCTTCGCAAAGTCAAACGCAAAGCCAGTATGAACCTCGTCTCTAGCTGGAACGCATACACCTACTGTAATACCCATTAGACGTTACCCCTATAGACTTTCCATTGTGCATTATCGGAATCATTGAGCCACCGAGCAAAGGCAGGATCATCAACAATTACAAAACCTTTCATAATACCTTTCTTATTCAAGTCATCAATGACCGTAAAAGGTATTCGAGCTACGTGATGTAATTCTTTAAGATTTCCTTGTCTTGCCTTGTCTATCTCTCTGATATGGTTGTTACTATCAAGTATCTCAGTAACATCCTGTTTAGTTTCGATGATAATGCCACCATCACCGTCCGCATGTACAACCTGTTGTCTATAGTCCATAAGTCCTCGTAAATGCCCCCAATCCGAAGATCAGGGGCTATTCAATTACAGAGCCATGTTCAAGTCAGCAACGATACCGTGAGCAGCTTCGTTCTTAACTTCCAATGTGCACTCAACCAAAATCTGAGTCTTGTCAGCATCACCAGCTTTTGCAAGCTCGTTAGTCATGAAAGGACGCAGATAAGCGATTGCAGCATACTCAGGATCAAGCACCAGAGCATCGCGTGTACGCATGAAAATGTTAGGAACAACGCTCATCGAACCGAAGTCTGACAAGTAAACGTCAGCAGCACCGACGATAGTTGCCTGACCAACAGCACCGCCACCACCAGCATTGACGTTATAACGATAAGCAGACAGACCTGTGAAGCTAGATACTTTCTGTTTGCCAGTAGCACCAACCATCAGAATCTTAGGAGTACCGCCCGAAGCAAATACCTCAGCTACTACTTCTTTCAGCAGAGTCTCAGTAAATGTACGTGTGTTACCGTCTGTACGTGTAGATACGCCGATAGTTGTAGGATCGCCACCGTTAGTTTGAACTGACGAGTTGGTCTTAATCCATGACAGCAACGAACCCATCTTACGAGCAGTAGAGTTAGTAGTACCAACTGCACGACCTTGATTAGCCAACAGGATAGTTTCCAAGTCACGCTTGAGTTCTTGCGAAGCCTTAGCCAACTGGTATGCCTTCTCAGACTTACGACCTGCTTTGTTAACTGTGTCCAGAGTGCCAGAGACTTTGATAGTCTTTTGCAGAATCTGTGTGTAGTTACCCAAGCGAGTAGTAGGTGACAAAGTAGCATCGGAAGCGTCAGCACCCTCAACGGCAGCATTATTTGTGGTAGCTGCTGCAAGAGAATCGGTCTGCCACTCGTGGAAAACAGCCGTTGCCTTAGTCTTGCCAATAGAACTCATGAATGGAGTAGTAGTAGGCGA